GACCGACCCACTTCCGCCGCCGTGCCGTATAGTGAGTATGCGGCACCGCTGGAAGTTATTATGGAGTCTGAATAGATATCCCTGCCCTATAAAGAAATGGTCCCTCCCGTCCGCTGGTATTATATCTTTTCGACCTGGATATTTATTCTGTCCGCCCTATTTCCCGTGGTACATCTTCCAACTTTCCCACTGAATCTCATGGCCTCCGTAGGGTGTTTTGAGATTATTCTGAATCCATACAATGAAAACATCGTGAAGAATCTCTATATTCTCTTTATACATATTGCCCCCTTTTTCTGGATTCCATATGACTTATCCGTCAATGCTTTTCAAGTCGGTGCCGCCGTGATTCTTACATATCTGCTTTTCATAGCTTCTCTCGGTGAAAATCCGATACATGTGTATATGACACTCTTAAAAGAGAATCATGAAACTACCGCTGAGTTTCTGAAGGACCGCTTTGGGCTCTAGAAAACATGAAGTTATGCCGTAAGATGCTGCATTTGGGTGGAGTCAATGCTTTTCAAGTAGCTGCCGCTGTGATTCTCGTATATCTGCTTTTCATAGTAAATCTTGGTAAAAATCAGATACATATGTATATGACACTCTTAGACCGCTGAACATCTAAAAATTGAAACTACAAATATAATTATATAATATATACAAATGGGTTACACAGTCGATTGGGAACAACTTCCTTTCTCGGATTTTACATACAATAATATTCTGAAACTAATTCCCAAAGTAATTCAATCTAAATTTGTGATTAGAGACTGGGGATTTATTATCGGAGAGTCCGATGATGATTCTTCTTTTATTGAGCGTAATCCTAAACAGATGACTTTTACGACAACAAACAGACTTCCCTATACTAAGGATTTTATGAAGGCTCTCATTCTCATGGTAGAATTTGGTGCCGCAAAGAATCTAAATCATGATGATTATGATATGTCTATATATCTGAATGCCCTAGAAGAGATTAATACAATTCACCCATTGATTTCATATGAACAACAGAAAACTTACTTCAATACTTTAGACCGCCGGGCATTTCAAACCGGCACTTTATAAATATATTCAATATTGGTCTAAAAGAGAATCATAAAACTACCGCTGAGTTTCTGAAGGACCGCTTTGGGTTAAAAGTATAGTCTGAAATGATTGCGCTAGAGCCGCGATTTCCTCCTCTTCCCTTTTCGGGTCCAAATACGGATAGAGTTCATAGAGCTCTTTTAGTTTCGCAACGGCCTGTTCCAACTTTTCCTGGAGGCTCACTTCTTTTGAGCTTGTAGATTTCCACAAAATCCCCTCTGTCTTGAATTCGATGGCAAAGCGATCACGATGATATCCGTTCGCCTGCACATACCACACATGTTTCGGAATCTCTTCCGGTTTAATACCACACATTGGCGGCAGCTCCACATTTCTCTTTTTCTTCGCATATCCAGACGTAGCAGCGCATGCATCTACGCATCGCAGATTTTCACGCCGATTGTCGAGACCATTCTTACTGATGTGCTGGGCAATCTGGTTGGGTCCTGGTTTCAATAGAAAGTTGTGCAAATAGACTTCGCGCTTTTTGATTTCGCCGCCTGATACATCCACTTTTACAGATGTGGCTATATAGTTTCCAGATGCAAAATGCCACGCATGTTTCTTGACTTCTGGAAGATCCATCGCATCGAATACGAATTCAATCAACATACCTTTAAAGAGAATGCTTCCTACTGCTGCCGCGCCGACTGTTCTATACGATACCTTCCCCATTCCTATTGTGGGCGGGGTTAGACACCGGGGTGGATTAGGCGCAAGACTTCTGCCAGCTTATCATATTGAAACTTCCCAGCCAAGTGTGTAAAATAAGTCTCTCCAATAAATTCTGGTAGCTCTTTCTCGTGATAAATAAGTTTATTAATCATCCAGAGTCCATTCCACTCATTCGGAATACATGTATACATGTTATCGCGGACCAAACAATATCCTATAGCTGTTTGTTCATAAATATATCCTCTCGAATGGTGTATTGCGAGTTCCTTATACGTTTCGTAAATATTTCTCAAGTATTCACCATGTATTGCGGGGCGAGCAATCATCACGCCCGAGTTCGGAGCGACATCCGTTTCCAGATCGAATTGGCAAAGTTTATAATAATCCGTGGCACTCGTTTCCCATCCACACCGTTTCTGCATGGCCAATCGTAATTCCTTTGTAGGTTGGGCGAATTCATTTACAATTCCAATCTTGTCTCCAGCAAGCACATGGATCGGAGGAGAGTCTGGGCGTATATAGATATCTGCGTCTACAAAAATAATACATTCATATTTATAGCTCCATGGTTGTGAAAACACAAGTGCCTTTTGAAAGCTTATAAGATCTTTATGCATAAGATCATCATCTAAATATTCAGTTATGACTTTATATTCATACCCATGACGTTTCGCGTAGGTTTCTTGTGAAGGGCGAAAAAGCCTATTGTATATTTCCAAGTATTTATCGCCAATTGCGAGTGTTACCAGAGCTATCATCTAAGATACAACGAGGGCATTTTTACTTTGCCATTACGAATGACTAAGTAAAAGTGGTGTTAGTTAATTAATAAAAAATATAAACAACCAAGCTGAATACTTAGTTGGAGTAGGCAAGACCACCCATGCCAGACATCACACGGAGCACATTGTAGTTGGTCGCAAAGACATACACGGAGGAGCTGGTGACAGAGCCAACGGCGTTGTTGGACACGGTCAGCAGCAGGGTGGTGTTATCAATACGAGACAAGTTGCAAGTGCCGCTGGGCTGGTGCTGCTCGGGCTGCAGGGCGAAGGAATACACGTTGATACCGACGGCGGGCACGTTGGTGTGGTGCTGGTAGGGCTGCACCTCGTTAAAGTAGCGTCCCTCACGCACCTGGAACCTGTCGTGGCCGTTGAGCTGGAGAAGGGCCGTGACGCAAGGGTTCTTGCCAGCCATGCCCTCCACGCGAGTGACGGAGTAGCCAGACTCCAGCACGGAGCGGTCCCACCAGTCGGAGAAGTTGAAGGGCTGCTGACCCTTCCAGGCATTCACCACGGTGTCATCGCAAGACACAAAAGAATCACGCTGCACGACCCACACAAGCTCCTTGCAAGGGTGGTTGAAGTTCAGCTTGAGCTTGTTGGCGGAGGAGGTGATGGACTCGGCGCCAGTGAACTGGAGAGTCTCGATCAAATACTCGTGAGAGACCTGGGCGAACTTGCGACGCTCGTCCGTGTCCAGGTAGATGTAGTCCACGTAGAGAGACGCGGCCTGGAGGTTGGCCGCGGCCACGCGGTCGCGGATGGTGTGGTAGTTGGAGGTGAGCTGGGGGGTGACGTCCCAGCAGAGGTTGCGGAGGTCGTTGAACTCCAGGTTGATGCGGACCTCGTGATACTGGAGAGCAATGAGAGGGAGAGCCAGGCCAGGGTTGCGGCAGAACCAGAACTGGAGAGGAATGTAGAGAGTGTAAGAGGGGGCACAGTTGACCTGCTCGTTGGTGCTGTTGGGCTCACCACCGGCACAGTCATCGTCGCAAGGCTCACCACCCTGCACAAGCAGGTTGGTCAGCACGGGCACATTGCCAACCATCTTGGCATAGCCACCCTGCTTGCCGGCCTCCTGAGTGAGCTCATTCCAGATGTGCATCCAGTTGCCGTAGTGCTTGTCGATACGCTGGCCACCAATCTCAATCTCCACAGACTTGACGAGGTTGTGGCCCACCCAGTTGAGCCAGCGGAACTGGGCACCTGAGCCATCGGAACTCTGGAGAGTCACCTGGGGAAGAGTGGCCTGGAGATACATGCGGTGGATCAAGTCACCATTGCGCTGAATGGTGCAAGTCACACGCTTACCGAAGCCAGGGGAGCCGTTGAAGGGGTTCTCAATGGACTCCATGGCAAAGTTGGTGTGACGACGATAGACCACCTTGAAGAAGGTAATCTGGGGGTTCCCAGTCAAGTAAACATCCTGCGCGCCATAGGCAACAAGCTGCATCAAACCACCACCTGTCATTTGTTTATACCCCTTCTCTAGAAATAAATTCCAGGAAATGGAGGATTTTTAGCGAAGCCGGGGAGATCTTGAATTTTTCACCTATTTTTTGACTATTTCAGGGGGGGCTGCCGGGGACATCTTTTTTTACAGAAAGCGCGCAATAGAATATAGCCTAAACAACCAGTCTCAACAAAATGAAGAATGACATCAGAAGATGCATTTTTTAAGATTCGTCCGACAAAACGTAGCAATCCTGAAGCTAGAACAACTCTGGATTCGCTTCATACTCTTCGAGTCCATAATATGCTAGATCGCGAAAAAGATATTGAATCTTTACGAGAGGAAATTGCTCAATTACAAAAATCCTGCCGTGAAACACGTGATGAAGTTGTATATGAACAGTTTCAAAAGCGTATAAAGGATCTGGAAAAAGAAATAGAAAAACGAAATGGAGGAAACGAACTGTATGATTATTTTTTAAACACGGGTGATATTTTGTATGATTACTATGAAATTCAGGAAAAAATTCAGAAAGGCGAAGAGCCTCTTATGAAACGAGTGGCTTCGAAGCCTGGGTCCGTGTTAGCAGCTCTAGAATCTGCCGCCGCCACAGAAAATCCGACTAGAATACTAAGCACTGCCGCGCAGGGAAGTCAGCAAGGGCGGGACAAACTCTTAGAAAAATATTTACTAATGGTTCATCCTGAACATGTGCGCGGGTCGAACGAAATAGAGAATGATCCGTATGGGGAGTGTGATAAGTGTCAAAAAGAAATGATATTTAGCGCGAATGAGGCGGTATTCACATGCACACAATGTGGATACCAGGAATTTGTTCTCGTTGATTCGGATAAACCCAGCTATAAAGATCCTCCGCGTGAAGTATCCTACTATGCGTATAAACGTATTAATCATTTCAATGAGTGGCTGGCGCAATTCCAGGCCAAGGAGAGCACAGAGATTCCGCAAGAAGTGTATGAGGCCATTTGTGCCGAACTTAAAAAAGAGCGCATTCTGGATTATAGAACACTTTCACGTCAAAAAGTGCGGGAGATTTTGAAGAAGCTCAAGTATAATAAATATTACGAGCATGTCCCGCATATTATGAATCGCTTAAATGGGCAGAACGCGCCTGTGATGAGTAGGGAGGTGGAGGAAAAGTTGCGCTACATGTTCAAGGAGATTCAGCCATCCTTCCAGAGAAATTGCCCCAAAGATAGGAGCAATTTTCTGTCGTATTCCTATGTGCTGTATAAATTCTGCGAGTTGCTGGAACTGGACGAGTATCTCTCATCCTTTCCGCTTTTGAAGAATCGTGACAAGCTCTATATTCAAGATAAGATCTGGGAGAAGATCTGTCTTGATTTGGCATGGCAATTTATACGTAGTGTTTGATATTTTTTTAACGCGTGATACAAATTCTATCATATGGTTTGAAAATAAAAGTTAGGCTCTACCCCGGCTACTTAAAAAATCTCACCGGGATATATATATAGAATGGATCAGGTGGCTGCTTACAACGGGCAAATTTATAAACTTGTATGTAATGATGGATACTATTATATAGGTTCTACCAAATCTGAGTTAAAATATAGATTATATCATCATAAGCAACACTCACTTTTGTGGCCCGATCGTAAAGTATATGAGCATATACTTACTTGCGGATGGGACACTGTTAACATAGAGTGCGTTGAAAAAGTATCTTGTACATCAAGGGATGAACTTCGTAAGAAAGAAAATGAGTATATTAAAAATTCATTATCAGATCCTCTTTGTTTAAATATGAAGGTGGCGCATTTAACAAAAAAGGAGCTTTTACAACAACAAAAGGAGTACATACAAACCAATAAAGAAAATGTAGATGCCTACCATAAAAACTACCGGATTGAAAATGCTGCAGAGAGGGCTGAATATAGTAGAAAATATGCGGCAGAGCATCGTGAAGCGGTCAAGGCGATGAAAAAGGCGTATTACGAACAGCACAAGGAAGAAATTATTGAGAAGCAAAAGGCATACGTTGAGGCCAACAAGGATGTGGTAAAGCTGCGAAAGAAGGAATGGGCGGAGAAAAATAAGGAGCATCTGGAGGAAAAGCGTAAGAAGTATGCGGAAGAGAATAAAGAAGCCATACAAGAGAGGGGCAAGGAATATTATGAAAAGAATAAGGATGTCATTAAGGAAAAGCTAAAAGTCTATCGTGAAGAGAACAAGGAGAAGGCGAAAGAATACATGAAGGCATATAGAGAGCAGAATCGTGAAAAACTATCAGAATCACATACATGTGATTGTGGCGGTAAATACACTAAGAATCATGAGGATGTTCATAAAGCCAGTAAACGGCATGTGACATTTGTCGCATCTACGAGCCTTTCAACACCCCATACGTTTCCTTGACTTTATTTGAAGTCTCGGGAATATATTCTATTGAGTCGCCTTACAGGCGGGCACCAGGGAAGCCCACCAAGTTAGCGCCAATACCGAATCCGGCGCCCTGGCGTGCCGTAGCTCCGATGCTGGGGCTCACCACGTCCAGGATGGCGAAAACAGCCGCAGCCACCACGCCCAGGGTTAAAATCTCATCCCAAGGAAGTCGGTGACGAGGAACAAAAATCGCAGCCACTGCCACAAACAAACCCTCCACCAAATATTTGATCATGCGATTCAGTATCTCGGATGTGGCGTCCATAACTTCTATATTTCACATAGAGATTTTTTCTGACACGCGTATTTCCATCTAAAGCAAACCCTCTAGCCTACTACAGAATGTCAAACCCCGCGCACGAGGATTTTCTGGAAGAGGATGTTGAGATTCCAGGGCAACGATTCTGTCTTCTGAGTTTTCTCAGTCCGGAGAAAGTCCTTGCAAAGAAGGATATATTCCTTTTTCATTCATTTATCAAAACATACGAATTCCAGAGCCGGACAAAGAATTTGGAAACGTATCTCATGAATGTGGTGACTGAGATGAATGCAAAGCTCGATAAAGAAGCCGATACACTTTTATCACAGGATCTGAGCGGCGCATCGGAAATATGTCGTAAATCTAAACTCCGCCTCGATACGCTCATGGATGATTTTCATACGTTTGTAAAGAAGAATGAGCATGATCTAAAAGTGTCAAAGCTCAATGAACTCTACGACGATTTCCTGTATGTCAATAAGGCCAAACTTGAGGATGAATTTTACGCGCAGAATGATTTCCGAACGACGGTGCGTGGTCTCAAGATTCGTGGTGTTTACGGAACGCAAGGCGAAGCAGTGGCCCGATCCAAGAAGCTCCAGCGCCAAGATACGCTTCATAATATTTTTGTTGGTGAAGTCGGGAAATGGCTTCCATGGGATCCAGAGCCCAGTGAGGTGAGTGAGCAAGAATATGCGGAGGAGCAATTGAATACATTGATGAAGAAGTATAAGGAGAATGAGGAGCAGCGCGAGGAGTTTCAAAAGCAGCAGCGTGGAAAGCACGCATCTAAAAAACCCGAGGAGCCTGGTATAAAAATGATTTCTGATGATAGCTCTTCGCCGGAATCATTCTCGGATATGTTCAGTTCCGTGGGACCTGCCGACCTTGCAATGGCCCGTAAATCAGTGAAGGATCTTTCTGGAAATTCTGCGTGATAAGTATAATGCACCCATCCATTCTTGCGCATATTCTCAGTGGAGCATTGATGTTTCTGGCGATATATTTATTTTTTACGAATAGGCTGCGCAACCTTGACTCCTATCGCATGCTCGTGTTAGTCTTATTGTTTTCTATTACTATCGGTGTTCACGCTATTTCTCATTTGGGCCTTGAGAGAGCCTATGGATATTTTTAGAAGCTCCTCTTAATAAATAAAACGTCTTGTAGAAGTTTTATTTATTCTATGATACGAACCTGTATTATTTCTCAGGAAAATAATTATTTGTAATAGGAGCCATCACAGGACGACAGACATTCTCCTGACAGAATTCGCCCTCATTACATGTAACGCCCTTGCAATCGCCCTTGCGGGAATCAACGCCCCCAGTGGCCTGGAAACCCTCGGGGAATGAACGCGCAAAGGTGCGTCGAATTACAGGAAGAAACGCGACAGCCAAAAAAAGAACAGCGAGCAGGCATGGCAGAGAATATCCTTTACTAATCTTCATATCTACTAAGATTCCTCATATTTCACGGGAGCACCGGGAGAGGGTTCCTATCATACAGCTGGGGTTCATTGGTAGTATAGCAGAATCCATTCATACACTTTTTAGGGAATGGACAGGGTGCTAGATCCGTTCCACATCGTTGCGGCTGTCCGTATACCTGGAATCCCTCGCTTGCCAGAATGGGATTAATACGGATCAGACGATCGGCAATCAAAAATAAAAATGCAAAAAGTGCTATGAGGCTAATTGAATATAGATCTATATTCATCTACCGTGACATGCCAAAATTAAGCTCCTTAGTTCTTTTTCTGAACGTTGATGGGGGGTCCTTTCAGTCGACGCGCATTCATAGGATCAAAGGCATTGTCATCCTCTTCCTGTTTATCACGAAAGTAGTTGGCCGAGTGCTGCCAAAACTCGGCAGCCCCGATACGAAAAGTGGGATGCATATCCGCCTTATACCAGAAAATACAGTCCTCCAGCTTTGCCGATTGACTTGTATTATCCACGACGAGGCATTCATAATTCTGGGTACACTGATCCATGATTTGGCAAAAGAACTCGAAACTTGGAAAGGCCGATGCATAATTGTCAAAAATACGTTTCCGATTTGTCGCATAGGGTTCACGCAGAATAAAGACAAAATCCACGTTGGTCCGGAGAGCTGGTTGAATACCAAGAGGATATTGCATCGTGATAATGAAGAATACCTTTAACCAACGTCCGTTCATAAAAAGATAGCGAATATTCTTATCATGTGTCCAGCTATCATCATACATACAGTCATCCAGAATCATAAATGAGCGAGGATCCAGCCGCGAGGTTCCGCCTCCTTGCTGTTCTCGCTGTATGCGAGCCATAATCATCTTTTGCCGTTTCACAAAATTGGCTAAAATCATGGCCGAGAATTCGCCATGAATGAAAAGAGGAGGAATCATTTTTCCATAAAAAGAGTTGGATTCTTCTGTCCCACTAATGACGGTCCCGAGGGGCATATCTTGATGATGAAACAGTAAATCACGAACGAGAGTGGATTTACCCGTGCGACGACGCCCAATGAAAATAACCACGGCATCCTGTGGGACTTTTCGCATATCAAACTTCTTCAATGACACATTCACAGCTCCCGACATTTAACAACTACATAGTCATTCATCTTTTTTCGCGTGCGTCATACCGCGATATTAAAGGCTCTTACATCCGGTAAGAATGGATATAAATCTCCGGGGAATGCAACTACCTTCTCCACGTTTCCGGCAAGCCCCTCTTCCAAAAGAGCTGTGCTCCGTTCGTGGATTTCACTCCCTACAGACTTTTTTCCCCACGCTATCAAGTCTGTATAACCTCAAAGGGAAGCATAAAGAGAGTGTTTGGCTTGATTCCAAATGGCGAATCAAGGGAATTGATATTTCCGGAACATCGGGTCCCTGTGTTTTGAAGCTTGTGCCAAATGTGGATGTATCCGGAGATATTTCTGCCACCGACGCACGCTCACAGACAGCGTATATGAAAGTCACACACCTCCTGGATCCTATTCGATGGATGAAAGGGATATATAGTTTGCCGAAGCAAAATGGTCTCCCGTGGGATACAAAAACATGGGCTCCCGCATGGAACAAACTACAGGATTCTTGGAACCAGGCATATGTGGAGGCAGTGGCAACGTATGCTCTTGGGCGTCTTCGAGATGAAGGAGTCTCGCCCCACTTTAATGAATTCTATGGCGCTTTCTGTGCCCGGGCAGATACATATAGATACAATCTCACGGACGAAATTCGCGAGTATAGAACATCTCCGTGGTTCTGGAGGGGGCAGAAGAATTCGCTTTTCAAACTATGTGTCATTGATCAGCTGCATCCTGAAACAGATGTGCCCGATGATATCATGCATGAATATTTACGCGAACCATCCGTTCTTGATTCAGATGAATCGGATTCAGAAAGTTCTTTCTCAGAAAATATAGATGAGAATGAAATTCTAGATATCAAAATATCGGAGGATATAGCATCTCTTCATTCGGATGACATGTCTGATATCTCATTTGCCAATAATGAGACAGTTTCATCCGAGGAATCCGAGGAATCCGAAGATGATACCTATAAGATATATGCGGAATTGAACGATTTTCCAGTCATGCTTATTGCGGTTGAACAAAATAGCGGGACCATGGACGAACTGCTTGATTCTATAGATCGTGTGGGGGCGAAACATGGAACACCAGAATGGGAGCTTCGATGGTCTGCGTGGATATTTCAGATTATTTCCGCACTCACAGTGGCCCAGGCAATTATTGGATTTACACATAACGATCTTCACACCAATAATATCGTATGGATTCCCACAAGCGAGGAATTTTTATATTATACTCTCAAATCCGGTGCTACGTTCAAAGTCCCCACCTTTGGTAAACTCTTTCGGATCATTGATTATGGTCGTTCCATTTTTACCATAAATGGAACGCAATTTATCAGTGATGATTTCCGAGATGGAAATGATGCGGGTGGGCAATACGTATTTGAACCATTGTGCAAGGAAGCAGATCCTGAAATTCCCCCGAATCCGTCGTTTGATTTGTGTAGACTTTCTGTGAGTTTGTTTGAAGCTCTTTATCCAGATCAACCGGATGACTGTGAGAGTAAAGAAGTCCTTAGTTCCGAGGATGGTATTACGGTTCTTAAATCCGTTTCGCCACTTTATAATTGCCTGTGGTCCTGGATGATCGATGACAATGGTGAGAATGTGCTAATCAACGCGGATGGATCGGAGCGGTTTCCCAATTTTGATTTATACAATCATATCGCTAGATCCGTTCATAATGCAATTCCATCTCAACAATTTACACATCCAGCTTTTGACCAGTTCCAAGTGAACCCGTCAGAAGTTGGGGATGTCAAAAAATGGCAGTTGTTTATTTAGACTTCTTCTTCATGGTTTTATTCTTCTGATGCTTGTTAAAGCCACTCCAGTAAGCAGATCCGTATGACACAAATAGCTCCTCTCCTGCTTTAATGTTACGTTTGGCAAAAACACGTCCATCATCATCCCAATATATGTTTGTTTTCATCGTTGTGCCCCGGGGTGTATTCACACGTGATACCCAGTTATAGCCTTTTTTTTCGGCATCAACGTATATTGTCCCATTTTTTACTGTAAGAACATATGCGGCATATTCCTTGTCATTAAATCTTTTATTGAACTGATCACGGTTGAGTGCTTCTCCGCGATAATACCCCAACATATCACCGGACTTGATATCTTCTTTCGAAAATACCCCATTTCCAGCATTGGGTATGTTGGATGGCCTGATTTCTACGAGATTATTTTCTACATATTTCTCCTTTTTCGTTTTTGGAACTCCTGGGTATAATTTTTTCATTTAATATATATGTATTTAAAATTTAGGAACACCCACTTTTACTTCCATTTCTTCTACCACTTTGATAACTTCCTCTACCTCTGGTTTGCTCGCAGTAAACAGAGTCAGTGGAACAAGTGTGAGAAGAAAATCTATAATACTTGTGGAGGATTCAGGGAGAAGCTGCATAATCATAAGGACCATGATACTGCCTATGATGAAATCACGAGATAAACTTTTCATAGTGGGACTCTTATTCTCTACAAACTGGGAACTCGCGGCTCCAAGCGCTGAAATTACAACACCTCCTAAGACCATTCCAGTGACTAGGGGAGTTTGTGACATTCTGGCCGCTCAAGAGGAAAAAAAGACGCGTCAGATAACGCGCACATTACAATAATTCCTCAAAATCCATTTGGAGGGTTTCCTTGTTTTCTAAATCCTCAAATCCATCCATTGGCTCCGGGGAACCTTCTAGAATTGTCACTTCCTCTAATTCAGCTTCGGGCTGAATGTTGGGCTCTTTTTCTACTATTGTATCATTCGTATCGAGACCTGTAAAGAGAATAGGAGGGCTTTCTTCCTCTTTGGCTTTTTCCTCTTTGGCTTTGGCCTCGTTGGCTTTGGCCTCGTTGGCCTCCTCTTTGGCTTTTTCCTCTTTGGCTTTGGCCTCCTCTTTGGCCTCTAGCTCCTCTTTAGCATCGAGCTCCTCTTTGGCCTTGAGCTCCTCTTTAGCCTCGAGCTCCTCTTTGGCATCGAGCTCCTCTTTGGCCTCAACCTCCTCTTTGGCCTCAACCTCCTCTTTGGCCTCAACCTCTTCATCCTCTTCATCCTCCTCATCATCTTTCAAATATTCCCGAAGAATATTTTTCACAGGTAACATACTTCGGATAGCCTGTTGAATTCCATTATGAAGTATAGACTCAATTTGCCTAAGATTCTTTTGACGCTCAATTGATGGCACAGAAACTGAAAAAAGATACGTATTTGACCACAATAAACGAGAACATTCCGTTAAAGTTCTATGAAGAAAATGCTCTAAGCGTGGAATAGTGATTTGTAGCTTTTTTTGCCGTGTTGTAAGGCGAATAGCCGATAGAACTTTTGTATGTGCAATAAATACTGCTGTCAAGAGCTCTTCAAGATAGTCACAGCGAGTCGCAGACGATAAACTGGTTGTTTCACGCTGAACTTTATCTACATTCCATTCGGGGACATTCTCTAATAATCCCTGAAACGCCAATAGGAGTTTGTTGGGATTCGCCTCCTTCCCTTTGGCCTCTTCGATCATATCAAGGAAATACTGCTGAAGAGCCGGTAACATATATTGACATAACTGTTTCGTGTATTCACTCTTCGCCTCAGTATATACTGAAACACCCTCACCTGTTAATTCCATTCACGGAAATCTCTGGAGTATAGATGGAGATATCATTCCGAAATAAGACGCGGTGGGGCATTCAAAAGAAAATGGCTTAGCTGAATCCAAGGAGAAGATCCTGATCCAATGGCCTTTACACATTGCTGAACCAATTTCATCTCGGGTCCGTAGATTTCAATAATCTTTTCAATATATCTATAGGGATCTTCTCCATTTCGCCTTAATTCTGGAATATCCTTCCAGGCCGGAAGGATATCGCCCAGATTCGTGGAAGTAGAGAGGCCAATATGTGCAGCTATCGCCTTACTACGCAATGCTCGTTGCGATTGCTCGGAACGCATACTCACAACCGTGCAGCGTGAAAGAATAGGCGGAGACAATTTCCAGAGTTCACGAACTTCTAAGGCGCATGTCACATTTGTCGCGGCAGTTTCCAAAATGCGACATGCGCCTTAGAAGTTCGTGAAC